AATCGTGCAAATGTATTAAATTTGGTAAGCATATATACCTACAATTATGCGATACCTAATATACCTGCCAACGTCAAGGTTATATTATTGTTAACAGTTATAGTACCAATTGCTAATGCTGCTTCTGTTCCTGCGATAGTTATATTTCTACTTAACGTTTGAGATGTTTTATAAAATCCTCCATCAGATAAAAGAGATAATCCATTATTATCGAGTTTCATTCTATCAGTAGAGGCAATGGTTGATACAATTTCATCAGATGCAACTTGTATTTTCGAGTTACCAGTACCAATTCTGTTTTCTGAAGCTGAACTAGCTACTGTTTCAAATTCATAAACTGAACTTGAAGCATTAAATTTTAGTACTTGACCATCAGAAGGTGTTGCTGTTGTAGTAACAACGGAGTCTTGACTAACAGTTTTAGTTCCAAGATATAATGTTCCACCAGTTAAGTACAAATCTTTGAATCTTTTGGATGAACTACCTAAATCAATATCATTATTAGTTGTAGGAATCAATGCTCCATCAGAAAGTTCTAATTGAGAAGTCCCCCCTATTTGAAAAGCTATTCCTGTTGCATGATTTAAACTTGCTGTTTCTAAGGCACCAAGAACAAGAGTACCTGCTGTAACAGTCAAATCTCCTGTGCTTGCACCTGTAAATGTTCCAGTACCCATTGTAAATGTATCTGATGATTCATCCCAGCCCATAAAAGTATTAGTAGAGTTACCTCTTTCTCCAATAATACCTATATCTCCTGTCGGTGTTCCAGTTGTTCCTGTTGCAAGTTCAAACAATTTATCGCTAACTGTTGTATTTGTTGTGTCTACTGTTGTTGTACTACCTGATATTTGCAAGTCTCCGCTTACAACTACATCATTAAAAGTAACATCAGAAGTTGTTGAAACTGCTTGACCTATACTTATTGCTCCACTTGATAAACCTACACCTGTGCCTGCTGAAAAATGTGCTCTTGTTTCACTTGCACTTGGTCCTGTATATGTAAATGCTCCACTTGATGAATTATAGGAGAAACTACCATCACCACCTGCATCGGTTGCTGATACATGTGCTCTAGCTTCTGCTGATGAGGGTCCAGTATAAGTAATTACACCAGTAGATGAGTTGTAAGCTAAACTTCCATCTCCACCACTATCAGTTACAGATACCGAACTTCTTGCTCTTGCATCTGTGTAATAAAGGTTTGAACTACCTTCTGTTAAATTGTCTGTTGTGAATGGTGTAAGTGAAACAATTAAATCTATTGTTCCATCATTATCGTCATAAGTTACTCCAATACCTGTTTCAGTATTACTACTAAACATACCACCAACAATATCTTGTACTTCTTCAGTTGTATCAATAGTTGCGTCAACATAAGCTGTCGTTGCTACTTTGGTACTATTGTCTCCGCTTGATTGTGTTGCACCAGTCACACCATCAGCTAGTACTGATGTACCACTAAGGTTTGTTGTGATTGTGCTAGGTAAACCGACAGTTACTGTATTACCAGTGGCTGATGTTTCTATTTCATTTGTTGTTCCAGCTATGGTTAAGGTTTCACTGTCTAAATCTATAGCAATAGTACCTGAATCTGTTGTTAAATCTAAATCTTCTGCTGTTATTGCAGTTGCTACGAAAGCTGTCGTTGCTACTTTTGTTGTATTATCCCCGGCAGTTTGTGTTGTTGCAGTTACTCCATCTGCTAATACAGAGGTTGCTGTTACATTTCCAGTAGTATCTCCAGTAACATTACCAGTTACATTACCTGTAACGTTACCAATTAAGTTTGCTGTTACTTGATTAAATACTACATTACTAGATAAACCAACTGCTTGAGGTAATGAAAGTGTTAGCGTACCTGCTGAATCATTATAAGTTGAGGTAATACCTGTACCACCTACTACTAATCCATTTACCATGTCTTCTATTGAATCTTCTATTTCGGAAGTATCAACTGATAATGTAAGTTGTCCATTGCTATCATCATAAGATATATCTATACCACTTGTTGATGAATCTATTAACAAAGCAGCTACTCTGTCATCTACTCTTTCGTTAGTTATAAATAAATTAGTTGAACCTTCTGTAAGGTCATCAGATGTAAATAAAGATAAATCTAAACTTCTTGTTACAGAAACATCGCTTTGATTTATTTGTACTATATTTTGGTCACTCATGATGTTGTTACCTGTCCTTTAACTGTTACATTGCCTTCGATTAATCTGATTGTATTACTAGACGTATCAGTAAGTTCTAAATCATAAACATATCTACCAGCTGTCAATGCTGTTGTTTCAGTATCAGTAAGTGCAAGTACTATTCTTCCATTGCTACCACCTATTGTGATTTCTCCACCTGCACTTGATAGATTTTTTATAAGAGAACCGGCAAGAGCAGACCTAATGTCCATATTTGCTGTATAGCTTGTATTATTTATTGCAGTACCTGATGCATCTTTATAAGTTAAAGTTAAAGTCCAATCAGTACCGGATTCGATTGTAAAGCTGTATTCGCCTGCGCTCATTAAAGTTCCTTAGATAATTACCTAATCTATTATCCCAAACTTTTGGCGCTATTTGTTAAAAGTGGCTACTCTTCTTCTTTTTTTTCTGTATTTAATAGACTTTCGAACTTCTCGGCTCTTTTCTTGAAAACTATAACTTCTGATTGAAGTTTTGTAATTAATAGAGCTTGTGCTTTAACTTGTTCTTCTAATGTTCTTAAGTATTGTCCTAGTTCTTCATTATTTTCCATAAAAACAATACTAGCAGTTTATTTCAAAATAACACATTTTTTTAATTCTTTATAAGGATAAGTTGTAAATGCTTTCTCGAATATATGTTTTACACCTTTTGTATATTTCGTAACATTACCAATAGAATTTGTATATTCGATTATTGCATCAGTAGGCACAATATGATTTATATCTACATTTTTATTAAAAACTAATCTAAATATAGGTTCGTTCTTAAAAAGTTCTACTTCAGTATTTTTAGGCACATACAAAGCTAAATCTATTATACGTCCATATCTACCAACTGGCAGTAAACCTTCTATTATTTCTGCTCCATTAAATTGGTGTTTAGTGTTTGACTTGACCATCATTTGATAACCTTCTAAGTCTTTGTCATCTGACATAAAACAATAAGGCATTACAAAGTGAATTACAATGTCTTCATCATGTATAAAAGAAGTAACGTTAAGTATTGGATTTTCATATTGAATATTTTCTTGGTCTACATCTTTACTTCTAAAATTGAATATACCTTGTTTGTTACGTTCTATTTTTAAATGATACGGCATATCTATTTCTAATATTTTTTTATCTAGTTTCTTAGTTTGTGGACAGATAGAAACAGAAGTTTGTGAATATCTTGGATACTTATAAATGGTTGTAGGTGGAACATTTGGCTTTTGTGCTAAGAACCAATATAGTTTACTCATTATATTTCCTGTAATCATTGCCTTTTAAATAGAAATCCATTACATCTAATTCAATATCTTTATATTCTTGTTCAGTACCCAACCTGTTTTCTAACTTTAATTTATCTTCTCTTTTATACACTAAGGCATGCACTAGAGGTGTGTTCGGTTCAATCGCACATTCAAGATTTTCTATACTAAATGGAAATGTGACATAACCCCATTTGTCTGCCTCTACCATTCCACTAAGACATCTGATGTCATTTCTGAAATGATAAAACGGGTCTGTATAGTAAATACTATATCCTTCTGGAACAATGATTTTATATGGCAATTCTATTTTTAGAATAGCTCCATCTGTTCTGGTTCCTACATCCATACCTTCTATTTGCGAGGGATTATGTGTTGTAACATGTTTATGAACTGTTTTTTCGTTAGTAAATTGGTCTCCACTAAAAGCTACATGAGTTTCAGTTGGATTACCTTCATTGTCATATTCGTGACCGATATAAAGTTTTCCCCACAAAGGTATTACGAATCCGCTTGTTATAACATCTTGTATAGCTGGACATTTCTTAGCTGTGAATCCTTCACTTATGTTACGTTCATCTGCATAGTCATCTCCTAGATGATGTCTTATCCAAGAACTTTTATCAGAACCACGTTCTATTTTTTTATACCATTCTGGCAAATATTCATTTGCTAGTTTTGGTGGGTAAAGTTCTAAAAATATTTCTCTTGATTTTGTTTTAGGTATTATTGTTACTTTCATCAATCAAAATTAATATTAATAGTAGCTCTATATTCTGAATTTACAGGAACTGATGAGCTATGTAAATGCAGTCCGTCAAATAAAATTCCTGTATTTGCTTTAGGAGATATTTTCTTTTCTACAGTCAGATTTTTATCTTTTGTAGGATAATGTTGATTATAAAATATTGTATCTCCATCAGAATCATTCAGATAATACAAAAAAGTATAATGAGGAGAAGTTTCGTCTGTATGTGGCAAATGTATACCTTCTTTTTTAGCTGGTGGTGTTATTACTGCTCTAATTCTATGAAGTTGATTTATTTTTACGTCATAAGATGTTTCAACTTTAGCTAACAATGGTTCAAAGATAGGATATATTTCTGTAGTCAATTTTGTAAACGGTGGTACATAAGTAAAGAAAACATGTGAAAAACCTATATTAGAAGTTGCTTTAGGTAAGTTAGTTTCATATTCTTCGTCTACACCTGCAATATTTTCTGAAATGAATACCCACTTAACATCTTCATTCTTAATTACATTTTCTTTTAATACTTCAAAATACCATTCTGGTAAAAAGTTTTCTATTATTTCCATTGACCTGTTCCTCTAACCCATTCTTTATATCCATTTTTAAATTTTGACGCTATATTTTTTTTTTCTGATTCTTCCATATATCTACCTTCTTCAGTTTGTTGACCAACTGAAAAATCATAATCTTCTCGTTTAAATGGTATTACTTGTACTAAAGGCATACCTCTTTCTAAAAGTATATCTCCTTCTACATGTATTACAGACGGAAATTGTACTGCATGATGCTTGTCAGTTTCGACTATTCCCGGTAATACAGTAAATCTTTTTTCAAATTGATAATGAGGTGCTACAAACATACATGAATATCCGGGTGGTGTATAAATTCTCCATGGATTTACGAACTTTACAGGCGAATGGAAATCATTTTCTCCTAAGCTCCAATTATATATTTGTTCATTCGGATGAAAGTCTAGTCCTACAGGAAAACTTCTTGCAGACCACTCTGCTTTAGTACCTTCTATTTGAATCAAATAATCTGACCATAAAGGTATTACAAATCCTTCTTTAGCTAAGTCTATAATAGCTGGGCATCTTTTAACAGTACCGTCTAAATACTTTTTAGATATTTCGTGTGATTTATCAAAGTTACTTTTATCGTTTAATGCTCTAATCTCAGTAGGAACATAATCTTGCATTTCTTTAAACCATTTAGGTATAAAGTGAGAAGCTCTTTTAACTGGTGCAAACTTGTCTAAGCCTTCTACTTCAGTTCTAAATTCTATTTTTAAGTTTTTATTAAGATTGAACTTCATTTTTTAAATATCCTGCTCTAAACGAATTACGTACACGCATTCTTGCAGCTTCAAGATATGTTTTGTATGTATCGTTCATAGTGTCAATAGTCCATTTAAACTTTTCTCTTTTATACGGTATAAGATAGCAAAGCGGTTCACCTTGTTTGATAAGAATTTCATCTTTGTCGCTAGTATAAAGTATTTGTATATTCAACTGATGACTCTTGTCTTGGTCTATACTTCCGTAACATGCTGTCCAATCACGATTAAAATGCCAGAACATTGGAACATATCTAAAACTGTAACCTTTAGGGTTAATTGCATTCCATCTTGTAGTAATCTTAAACACACCTCTTATTCCAGTTTCTGGTGCATTAGGCAAATGATTAACAAACTGGTCGTTATCATGATAATCTAAATAAAAATCTGAATTACTTGCTTGCATAAATTGTTTATTACCATTATCGAATCCAATTAACAAATCACAAGGTGCAGTTAGTACATATCCTTCACGGAATACATGAACAAAGTTAGGACAAGTCTTAGCTGTTTTAAAGTTAGGTATTCGTTTGCTAACATGAAAATTACTTAATACAGTTCTTTCTGGTATATCTGCTGGCATATACTTGTACCAATCTGGTATGAATTTACTAGCAGGTTGTGGTTTACTCTTTTCTATAAGTTCTATGCCGTCTATTTCACTTACAAATATTATTTCTTTTTTTCTTCTAAACATAAAGCTATTATAATGATTTCATAGCAAAATGAAACAAAAAATAACAATAATAGGGAATGGTTTAGCAGGCATGCTTGCAATAAATCTTTTCAATACAAAAAGCGAATTAGAAATAGAATGCGTATCAAATAATAACAATCCTCAAGACGTTGGAATTAGTGCAACATTAGATTTTTATTTATATATGAATTACATGAATAATATAGGATACCAAGACGTTAAGCAATTCAACGCACATCATAAGACTGGTGTAATGAAAACAGGATTTCATAAAGATTATTTTCAGAGTTTTGATTTAGCTAATATATCATGTCAATTTAATTCACTCGACTTAATCAATTACCTAAAAAATAAAAATTCTAATATCAAGTATTTAGATACAGAAAAGAGTGAAATAGATTCTGATTATATTTTAGATACAAGTGGAAAACCTACACTAGATTCGAATTACGAATTAATTAAAGAAATACCAGTAAACACTGCAATTGGAATAAAGATACCTTGGGAACAACCGAATTTTGATTACACGTCTATAAATGCTAGACCTAATGGTTACATTTCTTGCATTCCAACAGGTAAGTATTTATTTGCAACATACATATTCAATAAAGAAATAAGTAATAATTCAGATATATTGAAAGACTTACAGTTATTCTTAACAGAAAATAACATTTCATACGATACTTCGGGTTACAAAGTTTTAGAGTTTGATAATTATTACAGAAAGATTACAAAAGACAATAACATTTTTTATAGTGGAAATTCTGCTTTTTTTATAGAACCGTTTGAAGCAACGTCATTATCTGGAATATTAAGACTAAATGCTTTTGCTTTAGAGTTTATAGATAAAACTGTGCCTACATACCCAACAAATGATTACTTATCATATATAAAAGAATGTACAGAAATGATATTAATACATTATTTAAGTGGTAGTATTTACGATACCCCGTTTTGGTCTATGGCTAAAGAAAAAGCAATTAATTACTTCGCTAACTCTTCTTCTGATTATTTAAAAGAAAGAATTACGGAAATAGAACATCCGCATAAAATAGCAAGTAGACCTAGTTACTTTTATGATATTTCTATGTTTGAATTTAATCTAAAAAATCTTGGTGTTTTAGATAAACTAAAAGAAATTATTAACTAACTTCTTCTGCGCCTGTAGCTGCACCAGTTCCATCATAAGTGTTTTGCATGTGTTTGCCTGTATCTTCGGCGTACCATCTTCTACCACCTTGACTATCAACTCCAGCTATTAACCAATCATCATTATCAGCATCGTACTTATCAGAAGGTTCACATACTGTAAAATCAGTTATTTCAATGTGGTCATTCATAGCACTAAATAAAATGTCATTACCGTCACTATCTACATTCATCACATCTGATGATACTTCTTTAGTTGTTACAACTACTTTTTGGTCATTCACTACTGCGAAAAATATACTCATTTTTGTTCTCCTATACGTATTCTATTATTTCTACTCTTGAGTCTACACCAATTCCTGATGTACCGCCACCTGCTTGATATCTTTGTAATGTTGTTGTACTACTCAAATAAACAGGTACTTTACCCGGAGAACCATAAGCTGTTGTAGTTACAATAGTCTTGTCTAAATCTACTGCGGTTATTGTAGTTACACCGTTAGTGTGTGTGTTCACTCTTTGAATTGATTTTATTGCAGAGGGTTCAGAACTTCCTCCTGTAAAGATTTTTCTAGCCATTATACATACTCCACTATATCAATATATTGTGTTCCGCTACCAGTACCATAAGCACCATTACCATAAGTAGTAACAGTTGTACTGTCTGTTAGATGACATGCACCACTTACATTACTCCAGTCACTTGAACCAGTACGGCAATTTGACCATAAGACTGTTTTGCTAATATCGACAGCAGTAATAGTATTTGTACTACCACCTGTTCCTGTTGTAATTCTTTGTACACTTTTAATTACACTACCTGCTTTTAAGTTTCTACCCATTATACGTATTCAATTACTTGCCAGCCAACATAAGCTCTTTGATAACCACTACTAAAGTTATACTTTTGTACTGCAACTGTAATCTCATTATCTGCACTAAAGTACACTTTTGGGTGTTGTACAAAAGATTCTGAAAATAATGTGTTCTGCCATTGACCATATCCAAAAGCATTAGCTGTACTTCTACTTGCATAAATGAAACTTTTTGTTTGGTCAACTGCACTAATAGAGATAGTTTCAGTTTGTAATGAGCCATGCGAACCGCTACTAGGTAATTGATGATAACCTCTTTGTATTCTTTTTATGCTAGATGCTCCAGCTGGATTATTTCTTCCCATTACTCGTACTCGATTACTTGCATACAATGATATGAGTTTTCTTGGGTATTACGTGTTCCTGATTGATAAGCTCCATATTGTATTTGTGTTGAACTTGTAATTCTTGCTCCGCCAGTAGTTGTACCACCGCTTACTTGTCCATAATTATTTTGATAAGCGTTACCACCATGTGTATATCTATGAACACTATAAGTTTGATAACCTTGCTGGTTACTAACAAGAAACGATTTAGCTGTATCAATACTACTGATAGTCGCTGTGTACGTATTGTTAGTCCTGCCATGGCTAGCATTAATACGCTGTATAGATTTTATCTTTACAGCACTTTCTTCGTTATATCTACCCATTTAAAACCCTATTCTATGAAGTTGATTCTTCGATACCCCAAACATTTGCTACAGTACCAGCAGTTGCGTTAACTGATATAAAAGAACCAGCTTGTAAAACAATGTTAGTTCTTTCTAGTACAGATTTTGCTCCAAGACTTAAAACGTCTATTTTATGTTCTGTACCTAATGTAGCTCCTGTTGGTGCAACAAAGACAATAACTTCGTCAGCAGAAGTAGTTGTGTTTGAAACGTTTAAGTTTACAACACTAAGTGTGTTAGATGGTGCAGTATAAACTGTTCCGTCTGAATCATCACCATTTCTTCTAGCTAATAATCCGCTTGCCATATTTTATCTCCTATAATCTATTTTTATTATACTATCCGTTAGCCATAAAGAAGCCGCTTGCACTACTTAAACTAGCTCCGCCACCACTTCCTCCGACTTGATTTGAAAGGACTCTTACTACTTGTCCAGCATCAGCATCGTACAATAATAACATATCTGCTGCTGAATCAACAGTTATACCTGTACCATCAGTTGCTGCATTTATTAAAACTTGACTTGCTGGCAAATTTGTAAGAGGGTTGTTGGCACCGTTTATCGATTTATTTGTCAGTGTACTAACTGAATCCTTATTTGTGTATCCACCACTAATAAATACTGAATCTCCACCCATTCCTGAGTGTGATGTACAATATGGATACAACGTGTCTGCTGTTCCTGCGTCTACGACTATTTGTACGTATGAGCCTGATTGTCCTTGAGTACCTTGTGAAGTTACACCTGTTGTGTACTGAGCACCTGAGTTATGACTACCATCTTTTGTTGTAGAAAGTCTAAACGGATGTGAACCTGTTGATGCGTCTGCGAGCATAAATCTAACAGTTTCTCCAGCTTGTAAATTAAGTTCTGCTTCTTTACCATTTGTTCCATCATAGAAAAATACATTTTGTGAACCTGAGCCATCATCTGCAACTGTTACTTGATATTCTGTAATAACTGTGTTGTCATCTTTGTTCAATGTTGCTGAGTTAAGTGTTGAACCACCAGTAACAGCATTTGTTACTTCTGCGTCAACATAAGCTTTTACTGATTGCTGAGTTGGTAATTTGGTAGCAGAGTTAGTAGCCATATTATCTTCATCTACAGTATCTGCAATCATTGCGAAGTCTACTGCTCCTGCTCCTATTGTTGCAACACCAGTATCTGCTATTGTTACGTCTCCTGATACAACATTATCAATCCACTTTGATGTTGTTGTGTCATAAAAGAGTAAAGATGCATCTGCTGGGGAAGTGATATTAGTATCATTCATTTCAGCAAGAGTATCTTCAGTAAGTATTTGTGTATCTACATAATCTTTGACTGCTGCCGATGTTGGAAGTGTAGTATCGTTATCATTTGAACTGATACCTTCACTTTCTAAAACTATTGTTGCGGCTGCAAAATGTGAAACTGTTAAATCTACAAGAGATACAGCTCCTGATGCTACTGAGAAGTCTGCTGCTACAAAACTTGCTACACCTTTATTTGATGAGGTTGCATCTTCTGCTGCTATTGTATAAGTTCCAGCTGAATCATCGTATGTACCATCAATACCTTCACCAGCTACGATTAAAGCGTTAACTCTATCATCAACTTGTTCATTTATTGAAGTAAAGCTTAATGTTCCTGAACCATTTGTTATTAATACAGCATTTGCAGAACCATCAGAGGTAGGATATGTTAACCCACCAGCTACGATTCCTCCTGCTACTGTTAATGTATTTGAACTAACAACGGTAACATTACTACCTGATTGTGGTTCGATTTCGTTTACTACTATCTTTGACATATATCTCCTATGTTACCATCAAAATATTACTATGTTTCCTACTACAGTTAATGTTACACTATTGTTAACGGTAAGAGTACCTCCCGTAAATGCTGTCTTTGTTGACACTATCGTGGTATTTACAGCAATACTACTTGCTCCTATGAACAATCCGTTGTAATCAAGAGTTGACCCTTTAAATGTACCAGTTGCAACATTATCAACAGTAAAAATTATGCTTGACCCTGAACCAGTGTCACTAATAGAAATATTTGTATCACCAGTACTAAGTAATCCACCTCCACCACCTTTGGATATTTGAGGTCTTTTATCTATAAGCAAAGTGTTATTAGCATTACTGACTGTTGAAGGCAAAGTATATTTAGCTAACATTAATTTACCTGTATCGGAAACTGTTGGAACTGATGTTTCTATTGTTAATGTTGGAGTACCAGCACTCGTTCCTTTATTTAAAATTACATAATAAGTATTACCATTAAGACCATTAGCAGAAGTTTGCGTTACTGTTTGATTGCTTGTGAATTGGTCTAATTGCAAGTCTGACCATTCTATTCTACCTACTCCAACTGTTATTGTTATTGTTCCTGAACTTGCTGATGAATATGTTAAGTTCTGAACGGCAAAGGGTTGATTTACTATTTCTGCTGTTAATGAATCACCAGTTGCCATAATCTGGTTTGGACTTGTACCTAATGAACCACCTATTGCACTCATAATTTACCCTTCACTAAATGTGTCTTGTCGGTTAATTTGTAATGACTCACTAGAATTTTTAGTTCTTGCGTAAGCCACTCTTGCTAATAGTGTACCACTACCTGAACTGCTAGTTCCATCTGCTCCAAACCAACCGATTTCAGTTATTGCTACATTTGCTTCTGCTGGCGATACTACAGTTATAGTTGTCATTCTGTTTGTTCCACCTGCTTGAAATGTTGTTTGTTTTCTAAAAACTTCATTAGCTAATGCTGTATCAGATGCTGCTGGTGCTCCTCCTCCTGTTGCAGTACCTGTACCTAAAGCTAACCAGTTGATTTCTAAGTTAGATACGCTTGTTCCACGTAGTGCTTCAGAAAATAAATCTAATGCTGCATTAGTCACAACGTTATGTGTTTCTTCTACAGATTTAATTTTACCTTCTAAATCTAAGGTTATTATTTTTATATTTGGTATTAGTAATAAATTCATAATTTAATTATACACTTCCTACAAATTCACCGCATAAGTCTGCTGGTAAATTAAAACCTACTATCGGACAAGCTTGTACTGCTTGTGCTACTACTTCGTCTATTTCTATGGATATATTTTCTTGTTGAAGTATTGTTACTATTTCTACTTGGTCAATGGTGTCAACATCAAATCCTTCGTTGATAGCAGTTTGTCTATCTACTATTGCTGTAAAGAAGTCTGTCCAATCTCCATCAAGAGGAGATGCTATGCATTTCACACGATATTGTATTGCATACTGTGAACCAGTGTCTATACGTGTTTCTACTGATTCTACAAGTGCTTCTGTATTTGTTATTCCATATTCAGGCAAATTAAGTTCTAAAACGTGTCCCGGATTTAATCCTTTTGTATACATTACCATTTCAACAACAATACCCTGTTCCCCAAATTCTGATAAGTAACCTGCTGCTTCTTCTGTTGCTTCAGTTGTTGTCCCAATATAGTTTGCTTCAACAATATTTTCTACGATACCTGATGTTCCTCCTTCAAGCGTTGCTTGTGCTGTAACTTCTGCTTGGTCAGTAGAAGTTGCAATTAAATCAAAGTTACCTCTGTAAATAACTTTAACTAAAGAGTTTTCAGTTAATGCAGTTTCAAATTCAATTATGGGGTCTCCAACTTGATAATAGAAAAACTTTCCTGATGTATCTTTACCTTTAACACCTACATTTGCGTTATCTGTACCATTTTTAGCTAGATAAAAACTACCATCTGGTGGTGTTGCTCCTCCATTTGTAAAGGTATCATCAACAAAAACTTGCGGTGTTATACCAGCAGATATAGGAAAACCAAGAGTTACGGTTTTTCTGTTACCTTGTGCTCTAATGCCTTCTTCTGTTTGATTAGCTGTGACTTGAGTACCACCTCTAAGTATTTGTTTATTTCTGTATTTGTCATTACCACTTTTAACGCTGATACTTTTTCTTAGGATTTTAGTTGTTCCTAAGTTGGTCAAATCTATATCAAAGGGTGCATCTTTTATATGAGCTTTCTGTCTTAAGTGTAATTTCTTGTCATAATCTATATACCAAAACTGACTACCTCGTCTAGCTATTCTGTCTAACAAAGACGAAACTGTAACATAGTTTGCTGTTGTTTCAGAAAGTATTGCTCCATCTTCTAATGTACCTTCAGATACCCCTTCTGCGCCTAATGGAGCTTGTGAGTGAGAGTTTCCGCTGGCTACGGTATGACTTCCAGTACCAAGTAAATCTTGTGCTACGTCTTTAGCTGAGTGGACATTAGCTCTATAACTTGCTGCTACTACCCTTTTTTCTGCCAGATAATGTTGGTCCATACACTTAACAACAATAACTACTGCTGAACCACTTCCTGTTGATGTTAAGTTTTTTGCAATTGCTGTTGCAACATAACCTGTAAAGAGTTTACTACTGTCTGATTCATCAATTATTGATATGACTGTACCTCTAAGTATTTGACCTATACTTCCATTTGAATCATAAATACTATCT